AGCCAGGGTATTTTTCGGAACAATTTGCGAACGATATTCGCCCTGATAAGAAATGGCCTAATCAGGCAACGCAGTACATACTGACAGAGGATAATGAGGGAAAATGCAATCGTTCATTTAAGACCTTTACAACGTGCGTAGAACACTCAAATGCCGGCTTTCAGGTGCCGTGGGGTGATAAGTTCTGCCAGTGCTTCAAGGGCAAGAAAATTGGCGGTGTGTTCGGTGAGCAGATGGACTACTACAACGGCGAGGAAAAGAAGAAGCGTGTCCTGCGGTGGTTTGTATCGCTTGACAAGGTTGCAAATGCCGCTGTGCCTGATATGAGCGAGACAAAGGCATATAAGGAGTACAAGCAGGGCGGCGGTATGTCGAATTATGGAACGCCGGGGGATGATGGATTTATGAATATTCCGAACGGTATTGACGAAGAATTACCGTTTAACTAGGAGGGTAGACATGAACCGTAGGAAGAGAAATAAGAGGTTAAAAAAACGTTTAAGGGATAAACAACCACGAATTTTTTTAGATGGCAATAAGCATGGTGATTTTGTAGATATTACACCATTGAGAAATGATAGGATATATCTTCGTTGTGGTTGTTCGTGCGTGATTATGACTGACCTTATTGTGCCAAACGAATTTCTTTCATTGCTGATTAATGATTGTATTTTAACGCATGGTTCCGTAGAAGCTTTTTTTGAATCTATCAATTATGATGAAGAATACAAAAGAGAATTAATTAGCAAGATCGGGTTTGTGAGGTGATGTGATGCAGGTGCAAGTGGACACACGCGAACACGCAAAAGAATGGGAACGCATAAAAAGGCAGTTTGACACGCTAGGAGTGCAGTATTTTCGCTCGAAAATGTATGTGGCTGATTATATGTCATTAGACAATCCAAGGCTGGTAATCGACCGCAAAAAGGACTTGCAGGAGATATGCGGGAATGTCTGCCAACAGCATGAGCGTTTCAAGGCTGAGTTGCTTCGTGCAAAGGAGCAGGGGATAAAATTGGTTATCCTCTGCGAGCATGGAGCGGATATAAAAAGCTTTGAAGATGTGTACTTCTGGAGCAATCCCCGTAAGTATCAGATACGGTGGAAAACAGTCAACGGTAAGCGTGTAAAGGATGTAATTTCAGCTAAGGCGGTGGACGGGAACCAGCTTTATAAGTCGCTGTGTACGATACGTGACAGGTATAATGTTGATTTCGTTTTCTGCCGGAAAGAAGAAACGGGGCAGAAAATCATAGAAATTCTTGGAGGGCAGATAGATGAATGAAACTGAATTAAAACCATGCCCAAAATGCGGAAAAGAAATTGATATTGAAAAAGATATGTATATTCCTGATAGGGATTGGTGTCCGACTTTTTATGACCCTGACAGTGGCGGCGACCCTATTTCAATACATTGTGAGTGTGGATTGGAATTTTCTGCTCATACACATGATTGGGAAGAATTTGTCCAAGAGTGGAATAAAAGGATATGACTAAGGAAGAAATAAAAGACCTCTATTCCATGAAAGATATTCTGGAACGGTATGGACTTCCACAACCAAACAGAGCAGGATTCATATGTTGCCCGTTTCACAAGGAAAAGACGGCGAGTATGAAGATATATAAGAAGGATTTCCATTGCTTCGGGTGTGCTGCTCATGGTGATATATTTACATTTGTTCAGCTTATGGACGGCCTGACTTTTAAAGAAGCATTTAAGGAGCTTGGCGGGGAGGCTGACAACAGCTTCTCTGCCCGGTTGAAAATCTACCAAGCACAGAAAAAGCGGGAAATGCAAAAATCAGCAGATGCAGAGCTGAAGGAATATAGAGAAATGAATTACCTAATGATGGATATTTGGCGAAATCTGCTTAAATGGGCTGAGCCGCTGTCTGATGCTTGGGGGAATATATATAACAAACTACAGATACAGGAATATATCTGGGAAATTTTAAACAACAAAGATCCGGAGGAATGTCGTGAAGTCATTAAACAAATTAAGCAAGGAAGAAATTCTGTCCGGTGAAATATTTAGGGAGATTTTGGACGAAGCAGATGAAGCGAAAAGGGCCGATCTGATTTCAAGCCTAAAGCTTAGGGCGAAAGAATTAGGGGTCAAAGGCATATTCGATGAAAAGATGAAAACCTATCAGAAGCTTGATAAGGAAACGAAAAAGCAGTATAAAGGCGGCGTTTCTTCTAACAGCGCGCCACCGGATTCTAATATTTCTGAAGTTTTGCAAATGCTTGATTACAAAATTGAGTATGACAATGACGGAAATGAGAAAAGCAGAAAGTTGCAGCAGACCGTCAGAAACTTTGAAATCATCATGGATAATGACAGCAGATTTGCAGGGAAAATTAAATTTGATGAATTTTCAAGGCAAGAATATCTGATGGGAGAAATCCCGTGGGAAAGCGAAAATTGCGACCGTGCATGGGGAAGTCATGATGATGCAGCGCTGTATTCTATCATACAGACAGATTATGGAGTTAAAAACAGGAATGATTATTTTGATGCTATCAAAAATGTGTCTATGAGAAACAAATTTCACCCAGTACGGGACATTCTGGATGGCCTAAAATTTGATGGAGAAGAGCATATACGAAGCTTGCTGCCGGACTATTTAGGCGTGGAAGATACAGAGTATTCCTATCAGGTCATGCGCTTATGGATGCTGGGAGCCGTTGCAAGAGTGTATGAACCTGGCTGCAAGTTTGACTATACAATGATTTTTACTGGCCCACAAGGATTAGGAAAAAGTACGTTCCTTAAAATGATGTCATTAAATGATAGCTGGTTTAATGATTCCCTTGACAGTCTTGATTCTGACAAGGCGGCACAATCGCTCATGGGTTCGTGGATTGTGGAACTGGCAGAGCTTAAATCTTTGGCGCGGACTGCCGGCGGTGTGGAGAGCGTGAAGCGGTTCTTGACGGCTGTGCAGGACAAGTACCGTGTCCCATACGAACGCAGGGCAGATATATTCCTGCGGCAGTGCGTGTTTGCCGGAACCACGAATAAGAGTGACTTCCTGCAAGATGAAACTGGGAACCGCCGTTTTCTGATTATTCAGACTGGCGTAAACAAGCCTACAAGGAGCCTTTTCGTCCCAGAAGCCATAGAGGATATGAAAGCAGCATGGGCGCAGGCAGTACATATCTGGAAAGAGGAAAGGCCAGAACTGCTCCTGCCGGATTCATGCCGGGACGAGGCGCAGCGGTTGCAGGATGAAAGCATGGCTGATGATGGGAAAGTGGGAATCATTACGCAGTTTTTGGAGAATAAACAGCGTACTTGCGTGCTTGAGATTTGGAAAGCTGCACTGGAAAGACCTGATATTCCTAAAAAATGGGAATCGTCTGAAATAATGGACATAGTTTTATCAATTCCCGGATGGCAAAAGATGAAAAATTCTACAACTTTTGGTGAGTATGGAAAGCAAAAAGGACTGCAAAAAGTCAACCAAGTGTCAACCAAGTGTCAACCAAGTGCTACCAACTCATTAAAAAATGGAGAAAATTTGGAAGATAATTGCCAAAATTCAGCAGATGGCTTTATTTCAGTTGAAGATTTTGAACAGGAAGAATTGCTGTTTCAATAGCAAAAATAAAAAAAGTTAGTTGCTTTAGTTGCTTTGGTTTACTTATTGAAGTCTTGAAACACTTGATTTTACTGGATTTCAACTAAGTCAACTAAGTCAACCACTATATTAAAAAAGTATACATATATAAATATATATAAGGAAGATAGTAGTAATAATAGTAAAAGAAAAATGTTTTTAATGTTTGTTGAAAAAACTGGTTGACTTGGTTGATATGGTTGCAAAGGAGATTATCATGCAGGAAAAAATAGAGGAGAGACATAAGGAAATTACACGTATTCAGAATACGATTTGGGCAATGTACAAGGATTTTCTGTCAGACCATGATATGGCGGCGTACAACCGGAAGATGGGGGAACTGACAAAGGAATATTACGATAATAAAGATAAACAAATGCTGTCATTTTGTCAGAATATTTTAATCGCATGGTGCCCTATCATAAATGAATTTGCAGAAGAATTTAGGAAAGGTGATGGATAATGGACTGCAAATATCCGAATTGCACAGAATGTGAGTTTTCTGACTGTGTGATGGAAAACGAAAATATTGTCATGAATGCGGACGGGCTATTGATTGGAGTTAGGCGGTGATACCATGCGCAGAAAATGCCACACCTGCCTATGCTGGACATGCTTGAATGTATGTAAATGTGAGGGATGCACAGGGAAGAAAGAATCATGCGAGAGATACAGCGGTTTTAGGCAGCTTAGTATTTTCGAACAGGGGATAAAACAGCATATGCGTATTCTGGTAGCTTGTGAGGAAAGCCAGCGTGTCTGCATAGAGTTCCGTCGGCTGGGGCACGAGGCATATTCCTGCGACATACAGCCGTGCAGCGGCGGGCATGAGGAATGGCATATACAGGACGATGTGCTTCTGCTGCTGAACGGAAACTGCGAATTTCTGACGGATGATGGTGCAGTACACAAGATCGCCGGAAGTTGGGATATGATAATTGCGTTCCCCCCGTGCACGCACCTGTCGTCTTCTGGAGCAAAACATTTTGATAAGAAACGCAGAGATGGCAGGCAGCAGCAGGGCGTAGACTTTTTTATGCGGTTTGTGAATGCGGACTGCGAGAGGATCGCAATCGAAAATCCTGTGGGAATCATGAGCACAAAATACAAAAAGCCGGACCAGATCGTGCATCCATGGATGTTTGGGGATGCTTTTGAAAAAAAAACGTGTCTATGGCTGAAAAACCTAAAAAAACTGGATCCCACAAAAATTGTAGATCCGCCGCCCAGACATATAACCTCTGGAGGAAAATCACTGCCGGAATGGTATTCCAAAGGCGGAAGGGACAGACAGAAGAATAGATCTAAGACATTCCCAGGAATTGCAAAGGCTATGGCTGAACAGTGGGGTAAAGCAGACGAACTGCCAAAACCGCAGTGTCATTCGGTTCCCCGACACTCATGGCAGCATTACGGAATCACCAAAGAGCGGTACCGTCAGCTGACAGAGTACATACAGTCCGGCAGATATGCCGCTGTGGCACGTCAGGCGGCTCATACAGCCAATGAAATGATTGAAGAGTATATTTTATTGTCCGTTAAGGAAAAACTCTCCTACGAGGGATTAGAGAAGCTGTGGGGGCGTGGGGAGATTGACCGAATCCCATACTGTCGGACGGATTTTTACGGGATTAGGAGATTTTTTTTTAGTATTTTCAACGAAAAAATGAAGGAGGTGGGGAAATGAAAGTAGGAGATAATGTTACTTGGTACAGTTCCTGGACAAAAAAGAGCGGCATTGTTATTGCGGATATTCCAGCAGGAACGAACGTAAAAAAATATATTCCGGCCAGCGCAAAGAAAAGCCACTTGAAGATCAGCAAGGATATAAGCGCGGTTGACAGAATGCTTGTGGAGGTGAAAGCTGGGATGTATGGGCAGATTACACATTATTATGCCGCAAGGAAGAGCCTTTTGGTGGTAGAAAAAGAGGGTTAGGAGATATTTTTGTTATTTATTTGATTTTGAGGTTAAAAAACTTGGGAAATAAGCATACAATCAGCGACTTGAAGCAAATGCAGTCGCTGCCACTGCAAGCCAAAATCCAAATGACCCGGCGGCGGATAGCTGAATGGGTTGATGAATTTGGCGAAGATGGCGTATATGTCAGTTTTAGCGGCGGCAAGGATAGTACGGTTTTGATTGACATTGTCCGAAAGGATTATCCGAACATCGAGGCGGTATTTGTGAATACTGGCTTGGAATATCCGTCAGTCAGACAGTTTGCATTGTCTAAAGAAAATGTGACAGAACTTAGACCGACAATGAATTTCCGAGATGTGATTATCAAATATGGGTATCCGATTATTGGAAAGAAACAGTCGAGGTTTATACATGATTTACAGACAGCTGGAGAACACAACAAAAGGACAGTTAATCTTAGACTAACTGGATTTAATCAAAAGGGAGTTTACTGTTCCACAATGAAACTTTCAAAAAAATGGCTGTTTATGAAAAATGCTCCGTTTTTTGTTTCTGACCAATGCTGCGATGTTATGAAGAAGAAACCCATGAAGAAAATTCAAAACGCAGGAAGAAAACCTATTATTGGAATATTGGCGGAAGAAAGTGATTTAAGGGAAAAAGAATGGAAAAAGAATGGCTGTAATGCTTTTGATGTTAAGCACCCAAGAAGCAACCCTATGTCCTTCTGGACAGAGCAAGATGTCCTCACATACATACATACAACCTTACCATTGCAGACGCATATGGTCAAGTGGTTGTGAAAAATGATGGTATTGACGGGCAGATTAACATACATGACTATCTTGGAGATTATCGGAATTGCCAGTATGAAACAACGGGGTGCAAGAGAACAGGTTGTATTTTCTGTGGATTTGGTATCACGCAAGACAAACAGCGGTTTGTAAGGCTTTCCGAACAAGAACCAAAGTTATGCGATTATGTCATGCGTGGCGGCGAGTTTTGGCACAAGGTATTTGATAAAAATGGTTTTGAAGTTAAGTTAAAGCATTGTACTCACAAACAAATAGAAAAATGGTGTGTTGATAACAGCGGTAACGAGAATTTTAAAATCGAATCTGTGTGGCAACCGAGTAAAGATGGATTGGGTTATTGGTTTGTTCTGGAATGGCTGAATGTATATGGAAATTTGGGAATTGGGATACCGAATTGGGCACATTATTACAAAAATTATAACACCAAAGAAGTGGATAAGCATTTAGGCGAATGAATAACTTGGTACAACTCCCTCCTAAATCTCCTGTAAAATAGAATTAGGGGATTTGGGGGGGGAGTGTGGAGGGAAAGGGAAATATGAATGATTTAGGAAAACAGATATGCAGATGTATAGTAGGTGCTTGTGATGATACATGCAGACATTATGATGCAGAAAAATCATGCTGTGTCGGATATGAGGAAGTAGTACAGCAAGCAGAAAAAGTATTTTCAGAATATGAGGGTTATAAAGACTTAGAGGAACAAAACAGACTGATTAAACTGCCTTGTGCGGTGGGTGATACGGTGCATCATTTATGTACTTTTAAAAACGGAGAATCAGAAATAATTGAAATGAAAGTTGAATGCGTTGAGCCGTGTGGAGCAATCAGGCAGCACAAGGGAGTATGCGAAATTTGGAACGTGTACGCAGAAACAGATTATACAAAAGCATATTTTAAATTCTTTGATTTCGGAAAAACTGTTTTCCTCACCAAAGAAGAAGCCGAAGCCGCATTGAAAGAATTGGAGAGGGGCAAGGGAGAATGAGTAATGTTTTAATTGACAGAAATGCAGTAATGGATTATTTAAGAGAACAACAAGCAAATGTCATTATAGAGAAAAATAAAAACGGGTTTGTCAATGCAGATGTTTGTGACGGAATGAGTTCTGCAATAGGTGCTTTTATGAATTTTATTCTGCAAATCCCTACCGCCTATGACGTGGATAAGGTTGTGGAGCGGTTAGAAGAAAATGCAAAATATTCTCAGAGCGAAGCGGACGAACTTGCACAGGTGGGAGACTGGGGGACTGCAACAGAATTACAGGGAAAAGCAGCGGCGTATAGAGATGCGGCTAAAACAGTAAAATCCGGCGGCATTGAATGAAATCGGTGAGCGTATGGGCGGTGTAACATGGATAAGCTAACTCCAAAACAGAAAGCAAAGGTGAGGATATGACAGAAAGACAGTTGGAAAGATTGGATATTATCGAACAGTTAATCGGGAATACGAGAGGTATTGGAGAAACCAACGCAGACAATAAAGCGTTAAGCAATATTGATTTTGCGGCTGCTGTTCTGGAAGATATTATAACATCGCTTGAGGAAAATGCGAGGTATAATGGATTTGAAGCTAGCAGGCGGGAAATCAGAGATAAGTCGAAGACGGTGCTTAAGGATATAGTGGACATTATTGCAGATTGAGGTGATAGAAAGTGGCTTCCAGGCTGACAGATAAACAGAAAAAAGAAATAATTGCTGATTATGTGGAGTCTGGCAGCTATAGAGCAACAGCAAAGAAATTTGGGGTGTCGGATAACACTGTAAAAAAGATTTGCAATGAAAATGCGCAGATTGCGCAGAAGTGCGCAGAAAAAAGAGAGCAGAATACCGCTGACATTCTGGACTATATGGAATCCAGAAAAGATAAGGCGAAAGATGTTTTAGACGCTTACATAGAAGCTCTGAAAAAGCCAGAGAAAATACAGGCTGCGAAGCTGTCAGAGATTGCTACTGCAATGGGGATTGTGATAGATAAGTTCATCAACAACCCCATGAAGCACCAGCTTGACAGGCAGAAGCTTGAAATCGAACTCCTGAAGCTGGAAAGCCAGGTCAAGGACAGACAGCCAGAGGAAGAAGCAGAGGATAATTTCATGGACGCTCTGAATGGAACGGCGGCGGAAGTGTGGGAGGAAAGTGAGGTAGAGGAAGATGAAGATTGATTTAACGAAATTAGAAAAGAAGTTTTGGTTTGAAGATGAACATGGAAATGAGGTAAGCGGAGATAATCCTAACGCCTGCTATTACAGACGTTGCTTTCCGTTGGAACTGCACCAAGTTCTTGACGAATACTGTTACCACCCGAAAAATCCGATTATTAAATTACTTTGCAGAAAAAGCAGGAGATTTGATAAGTGGATTTCAAAGGGAAAGCCAAAGACATTCAAAACTATTCTTGATTGCACAACTACATACGGTAGCGGTCAAGAATGTATCGTTGCTATGGTAAACAGCGGAGACTATACACTTGAACAGGCGATATGGATATATGCTAACGCTTGCGAACGGTGTATGAATGTTCTTCTATACAAATACCTTGACGGAAAAGATGGGTATGTGGAGTTTTCCGAGGAATGGAAGAAAGCAAATACAGAATGTGACTTTTGCAAAGGAGATAGTCATTGAGTGACATAAACACCCGCATAGAAAACATCCGCAAAGGCATAGCAAATCGTGCAGCCGCCATGAAAGCAAAGGTGCAGAAGCAAGGTTTTCAGTTTAAGCCATTCTCAGCCAAGCAAAAGAAAGTCCTTACATGGTGGTGCCCTGCAAGTCCGGTCAAGGATATGGACGGGATCATAGCAGATGGGGCAATCAGGAGTGGTAAAACGCTGTCTATGTCGCTGTCATATGTGCTGTGGGCTATGAACAGCTTCAACCAACAGAATTTTGGTATGGCAGGAAAGACAATCGGCTCATTCCGGCGAAACGTCCTCTTTTGGCTGAAACTGATGCTTACGAGCAGAAAGTATACAGTGATAGACAAGAGAAGTGACAATCTGCTGATTGTAAGCAAGGGGGGTACGGTCAACTACTTTTACATATTTGGCGGAAAGGATGAACGGTCACAGGATCTTATACAAGGTATTACCCTTGCCGGGTGCTTCTTTGATGAAGTGGCGCTCATGCCGGAATCCTTCGTCAATCAGGCGACGGGGCGTTGTTCGGTGGATGGTAGCAAATTCTGGTTTAACTGCAACCCAGATAATCCTCGTCACTGGTTTAAGGTCAACTGGATTGATAAGGCGGAGGAAAAGCGGCTTGTATATCTGCATTTCACGATGGACGATAATCTTTCCCTGTCAGAGCGCATAAAGGCACGATACCGTGGAATGTATGTGGGAGTATTCTTTAAGCGGTATATAGAGGGTATCTGGTGCGTTGCAGAGGGGCTTGTCTACTCCATGTTTGACGAGGACAAGCACGTCAAAGACAAGCGCATGACCGGGGAAAAAGAATGGGTTGTGTCCGTGGACTATGGAACTGTAAACCCGTTTGCCGCCGGCCTGTGGGCATTTGACGGGCGGCACGCGCAAAAGGAATATGAATATTATTATGACAGCAAAGAAACCGGAATCCGGCGAGATGATGAAACGCATTATCAGGAGATATGCAAGCTGATAGGAGATAAAAAGGTATCATTCATCATCGTTGACCCGTCCGCCGCTTCGTTTATTGAAACAATCAAGAAGCATAGTAAGTACATTGCCAAGGGTGCAGAAAATGACGTATTGGACGGAATACGGGTGCAGACCACATTCCTAAACAGAGGGATAATCAGCTATCACGAGGATTGTGAAGCGACCATAAATGAGTACGGGCTGTATTCATGGGATATGGAAAGCCCGGAAGACGCTGTGATAAAGGAGTTCGACCACTGCATGGATTCTGACAGATATTTTTGCTATACATTCCTGCGGCGGCGGTTGAGGTGGAAGTATTAAATTTGCTATGCGGTAGAAAGGGGAAGGATATGATTCCGTGTACCAATATAAAATGCCCGCACTATCAGAGGGCAGAAAAAAGAGATTGGATTGAAAAACAGATTGGAGTTACTAACAAACAAGGTACTTGTAAATATAACTACTGTAAAATTGGAAAAAAGAAGAAATTCTTTTGAAGCATCTGCCAATGTGGTAAGGAGAAGATAGGGAAATGAAGAAAGTTAAGTTTTATTTAGGCACAGGATTCGCAGGCTGTTCCCATGAAGAGGTGTTCGAGTACGAAGATAATGTTTCGGAAGAGGGAATAAACGAAGATTTTGAGATGTGGAAAAACGATAAGTTAGATGCTTCTTGGTGGGAAGTGGAGGGTTGATAGAATGAGCATGATTAGCGAACTGGTAGACACATTAAGTACATTATCTGAATTGCAAAATAAGCAACACCACAAAAGGATAATCAACCGAGCCGCCGACACCATAGAAGCCTTATCCGCAAAGCTGGAAACAGCAAATAAGGAATTGGAGCGTTGGCATACAGATAAAATCAATGATAAAATCAAGAATCCGTTTGCATGGACTTCTACTCTGTGCTGTCATAACTGCGACCATAAGGACGAATATATAGAGGAACTGGAAGCAGCAGATATGGGGCAGACAGCGGAGGTTTGCGGCGGCGGATGGACTCCGTGCAAAGATAGACTGCCAGAAACATCGGAGTATATGGAATTTGAGCCAACTCCCTATATGAAACGGATAGAGATTGCCTATATGACTGATACGGTTGAGTATTTGATTGGATTTTATGACGGCAGTAAATGGATGGATAAGCACCACAATATCATTAAAAATGTGATTGCATGGAAACCATTCTTAAAGTTACCGGAGGATTACCCTGCTCCTTAACAAATCCATCACCCACGGCAAAGAACACCGCAAGCCATACCGGGGAGCGAAAGGGATAGAAAGGATAGGGGAAAATGACAGACGAACAGAAATGTATTGTTGATTTATTCATGTTGATTGATGATATAACAGAAAAAGCAAGGAAGAGAGATTTATCACTCTTTCGGATAAATAGCATTGGCGGTTGCGACAGATACCATGGATTGCCGCCTATATGTAGGAAATATGACGATTTACTGGATAAGCATGGGGATTTGATTTCACAGTCGTTAAGGCAAAAAGAAATAGATGAAGCGGACACACAAGAACGATAAAAGGAAACTGCTGCAGGTGCAGGAGTTGGAAGAATATGAGAGGGGCGGCGATTGAAATAATGACACATTTGGAAGTGTGCAGAAGTATAGCGGATTTAGCATACGAACAATCTGTAAAAAATAATACAGTTCACAAACCTACGGATTGCCCGTATTATAATGCCGGAAAAATAGCAGTAAAGGGAGAGGACGGAAATGAAGAAACTGATAAATCTATTTAAGCTGATGTGGAAATTTGTCACAGAAGAGCCGAAGGAAAGAACAGACGAGGAATGGGAGCAGTATTTTGCGGTTGCAGAGGTATTAAAACGCCATCATGAACGGCACAGAGGGTACGGGCGTAAAAGATGGTGGAAGTAATTGGAGAGTGGCATAAATGGGTTTAATCGCATGGTTTAAGGAGAAGATAAGAATGTTATTTAAAACGGACGCTGAAAAGGCTTTCGGTGTGG